ATTCTTGTTGTGCATGCCACCAAGCCTGTAAGGCTGTATCAGATGTTTCAATACTATTTTGTCTATTCTTTGGATCTTGCAGACGTGCATCACGTGTTACAAATGAAAGCTCATTAGTAGGATCAGCATAACGTTGGCTGAACTCTTGAAAAGAAAAGCTACGGTGACGCAATAACTGTCGTGCAATATCACGTGTAGTTTCCACCTCAATACATGCACTAGCCATTTCAAACGGTGACCAGTGTTTGTGCTTAATCAAGTAGTTGAGTAGCTTGCCTGCTGTATCACTATTATTCTGATTACCTGGATTGGACACACGTGCTGCGTGTGCAATAAGATCTTGTACGCTTTCAATACCAACAAAGTGATTGGTAGGAGAGCTTGAAGATATCAAACGTGCTTTCATAATTTATCGACCTGTTTTATTAAAATATTCTTTACCAGGAACACGAATGAATGGCTTATTGGTTTCCTGTGGGTTAGGATTAGCAATAGTAATCATTGTTGGCTTACCAGCAAGATGTGCTCGAAGCTGATTCATATGACGTTCAAAGCGGTTTCTGTATTCACGACGTGTAGCCTTTTGTATTGCACGATCGAGTGGCCGTCGTTCACCTTTTGATACCTGATGTGCCCGTGATCTTTTCTTTCCCATAATATTCTCCTATAATTTAAAATCTGCAAAGCGTTCTGCTATCTCACCGTTATCGAACGCTGGTGTGTCTTGTACTAAATCATGATCTTGTGCCTCTGCGTCGAAAAGTCTCATCCTACTTCTATCTATATTTAGAATGAACCTTTTGTGCTTGTTTGGATCATTATATCTATTTTTTAATTGCTTGACCATAATCTGTCCTTGTTGTTCTAGTTCTTCACTAGATACAAGGGCAAACATTAGATCAGCGGTAGCGGGTAATCCAAAAGACTCGGACGTATCTTCAAGCCCAGGATCCGAGTTAGTATAACCTGAACGAGTCGTCTGCGTTGCAGAGAAGATCGGTAAGTCGAACTCGACCGCAAGACCACGTAACTCTTCAGCAATTGCTTTAATGTAAGTGTATGAATTAATTGATCCTCCCATAGTTTTCATTCGTGATGATGCACAAATATTTAGATAATCAATAAAGATCATATCTGGTTCAAAGGATTTCTTTAACTTCAGTTCGTTGAGTAGTGCTCGGAAGTGGTTAGCATTCGCTGCACCTGTTGGATATTCCTTAATAATCAGTTTACCATTTGTCTTTGTCTTTAGACGGTTTACCTTTTCAGTAAGCATACCCTTTGATACATTTTCCATCTGGTCAATAGGGATGTTCAATAGATTAGCGTCGATACGTTCAGCAATACGTTCTTCTGCCATCTCCATGGTAATATAAAGAACATTCTTACCGAGTGATAGTACACTTGCAGCGACGTGACACATAAACAAAGACTTACCAACGCCAGTACCAGCCAGAGCAATGTTGAGTGTCTTATTCGGTACACCATCTTTAGTGATCTCATTGAATAGATGTAGATCGAATGGGATACGTTCTTCTTTGTTGTGATAGAATTCGAACGTGATTCCACATCTTCAATATAGTCGTGACCAATATTTGTATCAAATGAAACACCAAGTGCCTTTGTAAGGATATCTGGTAGTGCATTCTTTGTTAGTGTGGCATGCTTACCATCAATAATATTGATTGATTCCATGACTGCATTATACAGTGCACGATCCTGACACCATTTCTCTGTCTTGTCATATAGCCATTCATCATCCACTTCTTCTTTCTTAAAGATCTCTGGGATGATTTCTACTGCGTGACGGTATTGTTCTTCGGTTAGGTTGGAATCATCAAGTTCAATCTTAAATGATTCTGCAGTTGGCAATCGGTTGTACTTTGCCACATACTTAGCTACTTCTTTGAATAGCTTTTGGTATACACCTTCGAAGTATTCTGGTTTGATGAACGGTAACACTTTGCGCATATACGGTTCGTTGACCAGTAGGTTACGAAGGACAGTTTGTTCTATATTTGCTATCATATCTCTCCGCGTGCTCTCATTTGTTTTCTGATCTCTGTTGCAGAGATTTTATGTACGTCTTCACCAAGATCATGTTGTGTAATAGAGTAACCGACATCACGACCATAAGAAATATCAGTGATGTTTGGTACTACCATTATAATATAATCTTCATCCAAAGTAAACCCCTCGGTAGTTAAAGCTTCGACAATATTGTCCATGACCTTAACTACGTCGAGGGGGTTATTTTCGTCAAGTGGGGTTTTTCTTACGAGGAGAACACACTGCCCAGTAGTGGCATGCGCTCGTTTAAAAAGCTCTGTATGCCCTTGATGCCAGGGTTGAAATCTTCCAAGTAGTTGTGTAGTAGGTTTTGTCCAATCCATTCTATGATCCTTACATCGTACACTTCTGGAGATTGAAATAATTTATTTGTATCCTGGTACCGACCTTCTGTGATCGTATCCATCCATATTATATAGTCAGGCTTGGTAATACGACGAAGTGCTTCAGTTGGACAAACAAAATCTAAAATGCCCCACTGCATACTCATACGTCTTGCCTGACGAGCACGACCCATTTCGCTGAAGTCCCAATCATCATTATATTCACGATAGGTATCAGCATTGTGATGTGGTACTAGAAAGTGGTATGCTAATTGTTTTGCTAACCAGGTCTTACCACTACCCGGCAGACCCATTATCAGAATTTTCATTAGCTTCTTCCGCTAGACCAGGAGCTACAATGTCCTCCATGATACTAACCAAAATGTTTGCAACGGTTTCTTGTAGTGGCATATTCTCATCAATATTATCAGAAGCAATCATAGGATCTGGTGTTGAGATAATATCAAAGTTATATCTCATTAGACCACCTTCATCACTATCTTCATAATCTTCATCAATAGTAATTGATCCAAATTGAAATACAGTTTCAGTGAATTCGCCAGTTAGGATACGAACATGCCATTGATCTTCATCTGCAGGAACTAATTCGTAATCTTTATTCTGTTTCATGACATGTCCTCTTCGACAATCTCGTCCATAGACACAACAGATTGTTCCCCAATCTTATATTGTTTAGCAACAAAATCCTTAAAGTCTGTATTCTGAATAATAGGTAACCAGAAGTCGGACTTCAGTGTATCTGCTTCACGTACTTTGTTTTCAGATCCAGCCTGCTGATACCAACCAGGTGATGGCTTTTCTACATAACCACCAGCCATACCTACTTCAAGTAGACCAGACCAACGTTGTACACCACCTTCCCAAGATACACTAATAGGGATTTTAGATTTCTCTTTCACATAACGTGATTTCTCTACGTTAATAACAAAGTGGTAACCTTTAATCTCTGTACCTTTTTTGTCCTGCTGACGCCCAATGATCCAGATATTATCTGCTGAATAGTAGATACCAGTACCACCAGAAACGATAGCTTTAGGGAACAGACCCATTTCCTGATATGTATGATTGACAGCCAACATTGGAATATCTTTCATAGCAAGGTAAGGTGTACACATACGGAACAAACCTTTTAGTGCTTTAGCACGACTCATATCTGCCACAGACTTTTCATTGATAGCATCTTCAAGTTCTTTCTTTGATGCTACGTTACCAATCGAATCGATAACAACAATGACCTTGTCTTCCCGGTCAATCTGTTCAAGCTGATTAATAATATCAAACTTGAGCTCTTCGACGTTGGTGATTGGTGTGTGCAGTACACGGTTGGTATCGATACCGAACTGTTGGAAGTATGATTGGGGTGAACCAAATTCTGAATCGTAGAATAGGATGACTGCATCATCATACTTTTTCAAATAAGCAGAAGCCATTAGCAACGCAAATGACGTCTTAAAGTGTTTGGATGGACCAGCAAGAACTGTAAGTCCTGGTGTTAGCCCACCCTCTAGATCACCAGATAGTGCAACGTTAATCATTGGCACATCGGTCGTGATCATATCTTTTTTATTAAAGAACTGGGAATCAGCCAACACAGATGTTGACTTGATCTTTGAGTTCTTTTTCAATTTATCCATAATTGACATTATACATTCCACTTCGTCTTTTCTTCAATAGCGTGTTGAGCACAGTGAATATAATCACGATCCTCTTCTGAGAGTACTGACCAGAATTTAGATACTGTGTACAAATGTTCCTGAACACTGTCAGGATCTTCCAGATGACGATTACTTTCCATCATCTCTTGCAATTCATCCATACGTTTATGAATTTTTAGTTTAAGTACAGACATTATCTTTCCTGGTAACGATCATTCATTATACCACACTCTTCAAGTAAAGTAAACCTATCACTGAACTTTTTCAGTGACTTTAGTGCATCCTTTGCCTGTTGTGAGCTTTCACCCATAGTATCATCTGTGTTAGGTTGTCGAAGTCCATGTGTACCAATACGTCCATCAGATGCTAGGATACTAGCAATAGTGTGATAATCCCCACCAAATTCTTTTACAGTATCATGTAGCTGTGCAGCAAACACGGAATTCATAGTAAGCATAGCACCAGTTACCTGTTCAATAAAACATACCTCTGTTGGTGTAATATGATGAAAATGTCCAATTGAAAATGTAGAGAATCTATGAATAATCTCTGCAACTGCCATTGTACTGTTCGGTTTACCACCAAGACATGTATAAGGAACATTTAGTCGAGACTCGATGTTATCTTTACCGAAATACAGATCAGGATAGTAAACCACTTTCTGATTCTTACAATTTCTTTCTACCAAATCCATAGGTAACGGGGTTTTAATAACAATACCACCATTGGTCTTGGCTGATAGTTGTAGTATAGCATCTTCAAGCTGCGATGCTTCTACTACACCATCATCATCCATAGTAACTTCATTACAAAGGAAAGTAATCTGTGGTTCGAACTCAATAAGATCTTCAATATGCTTATTGATATTATCAACTACCATTACAGCATTACGTGGTTTATGTTTAAAAGCATATTCCAGTGTTTTAGCTGCTGTATTAGTACCAACAATACCGATATTAAAATATTCAGCATCAAGGTGTTTTTGTTCTACTTCAAATTCTTCTGTCATTTAATAAATTCCCATTTTACACCAGCTTCTCTAAATAGCTGCTCTGTTAGTTTCCATGATTCTTTCCATCGATCAGCAATCTCGCCATAGATAACGACTCGTTTAATCCCTACTTGGATTAGTCCTTTTGCACAGTCTGAACAAACAGGTAATCCATAAACATACATTGTAGCACCATCGAGTGATACACCATTATATGTAGCGTTAAAGATAGCGTTCGTTTCTGCATGAACTACCATCTTATATTTTAGTTCTCTATCGTAATATCTTGTAAGACTATCATCAACACCACGCGGGAATCCGTTATATCCTGTACACAAAACTTGGCCTTTGCTACTTACAGCAACGGCGCCAATCTTACTTGAAGGATCTTTTGACCAACCTGCTACAGTCTTAGCAAGTTGCATATATCTACTATCCCACTTGGAGTTGTCTGAAGAGGTTGTCATTGGTACCTCTTTTGGCGGTTGGGGAGGCGTGGATTTCTTTAGTTTTGAGAGGATGTTTATCACGATCAATAATCTCCTTTGGAACAATGTCCTTAAAGGTTTCTTTTAGAACCTTCTTTTCACCGTCTCTTAATATGTATGGCGTTTTTAGTGCGTGCTTTACAATATAAGGTGCGAGGAAAGGTGCACGAAGTTCGATTGTAGAACGCATCATAGTACGATCTAACTTCGGAAGGTGATAATATGGTAGTTCACAGAATATATCTGAATATTGACTATCATATTCTTTTGCACGTCGGTAACCACCGAATAATTCATCAGCACCATCACCAGTCAACACTGCATGGAATCCTAACTCACGTAGCTTTCTAGCCATAGCAATTTGTGGTTTAACGGACCCGAGGTCGACTGGTGATTGGTGGATACGGACTGCGTCAAGATCACTGACTTCATCAAGAGTGACGTCGACGAGGGAGGAGGAGACTAAGTGTGCGAAGTCTTTCTCATGATTATCTACGTGGATCGTGGTAACATCACGACCAAGTTCTTTCAGCAGTCCGTAGATGATACTGGAATCGAGACCACCTGAGAGAAGAATAGAAACTTCTCTCTGACCACCAAGACGCGCGGAGACAGAACGCTTCATGTCTTGGTATAGGTCTCCATACTCAACTTTGTCCCAATTCCAGTAACTGTGTACCTGGCCTTTATGTACATAATGACCAGGTGGAACTTGTTTGATCTCATTGTACGGTGTACGTGGATCAGGGGA